TTATCTCATGGAAGAATTCAAGACGCAATTCTTAATTCTGGAATAGCAAAAGTATTTACTGATGAAAAGACTGGCAAGCCAACAACTGAATTTAAAATTAGTAACCAAGATCCTCCAATCTTTGGATATGGAGATGGTATTTTAGTTATTAATGATGAAGAAGTTGTATTGGAAATTAAAACATGTGGAGAAGAAGCATTTCAGTATTATAAGAGAATGAATAAGGCTAAAAAGGGTCACATCATTCAAATACTACTATATATGAAAATTCTTAAGAAGAAAGATGGAGTTTTATTGTATGAAAATAAAAATAGCCATGAACTTCTTGCAATTCCAATAAGCGTAAATGACCATTACAGACAATGGATAGACAATACATTTAACTGGCTAAGAGAAGTACGCAAGGCTTGGGAAGATCGAACTCTTCCTAATAAAAACTATCGTGCAAATTCAAAAATTTGTAAGGCTTGTCCAGTCCAAAAGGCCTGCGCTGATGCAGGACCAGGAGTAATTAAAATTGCTCCACTAGAGGGTCTAAGTGAAGCCGTGTAGTTGGTGCGAGAATATGTTTGATGCTACAGTAAGTTATCAAATTTACTGTAGTCCAACTTGCAGAACTGAAGCAACAAAAGTAAAAATTGCTAATAAGCAGGCATTAAATAAACGAAAAAAAAGAATTGGTAAAGATAGAAAATGTGCCAGAGGTTGTGGAACTACTCTATCAATGTATAATGATATAAACTATTGTCCAAATTGCACGGTAGATCCAAAAGAATTACACAAAATGCTTAAACAAATTAAAGGTTACATTCAATATGAACAAGAATAAATGGGGATTTAATATTAAACCAAAAAGTATATGTGCTATTGATGCTAGTACTAATAGTCTTGCATTTGCTTTATTTAATGATGATGTTCTTGCGACAGTTGGAAAAATTAATTTTGAAGGAAATACAAACTACGAAAAAGTTATGGATGCATGCAATAAAACTAAATTATTTTTAGATTATTATGGAGGATTTGAGGCTATTGTAATTGAACATACAGTTTTTATGAACTCTCCAAAAGTTGCTGCAGACTTAGCACTTGTTCAAGGAGCCTTATTAGGAGCAGCAGGACTAACTGGCACAAAGGTTATAGGAACAGTTTCTCCAATAACTTGGCAAAACTTTATTGGTAATAAAAAGATTGATAAGGATGAAAAGTTTGCAATACGATCAGCCAATCCAGGAAAGTCAGAGTCTTGGTATAAAACATATGAAAGAAATTTACGCAAAGAAAGAACCATAAGGTTTATTAATATGCAGTATGATAGATCTATAACAGACAACGACATAGCAGATGCTTGTGGTATTGGGCATTGGGCTATAAAAAACTGGGACAAAGCAATAGGAGTTGATAAGTAATGCCAGAGTTAAATGCAAACATTCCCCCAATAGAATGTTATGTTCGTGGAAATTTTTTAAGAGATCAAGAAGATAGTCATGACAAGTATTTTCCATGCGTTATCTTTGGTGTTTCAAGTATTAAAAGCAGAAGCCCATTGTTTCATTTTTTAATGGAGGATGGTGGGATTTGGTGGAGAATGCCAATTAACGCTTTTTGTACAAAACCAAATGTTCCAGAAGAACCAATTCATAATCTTGTTTTATGGAATTCTTTTAGTCCATATGTTTCAGTTACAAAGTTTGAAAATTTAAGCAATATGAGAATGTCATATCTTGATAGAAATAAAACAACTGTGCCTGGAAAGTATTTATTTACGCTTGATTGGCATAATCCAGAAACAAACATTTTAGATGATGGATATTCTGAAAATCCAGGACAGCATAAATGTGGTCATGTAATTCAAAGAGATGATGGAAACTTTGCAATACAGCCAAATAATCGGGTAAGGTTAAAAGAACCATCTTTTGTAACAAAAAAAGATCTAGTAATACAAAGACTTATTAATACAAATAAATGGGATGTTGAGAGTTATGACAAGTGGATGCTTGAAGACTCAAATGCATACGATTATGATATTATTGAGAGAGAAGTTGACAAATAACGATATGGCTGCTAAACTATATACATCAGAAGTCTTTATGCGTAAACGTTATGTTATGGATAAAAAGACTCCAGAGGAGATTGCTAAGGAGTGTGGATGTACAGTAGAGACTGTTTACGTTTACCTTGCAAAATTTGGATTGAGGAAGTCTAAGCGATGAGCGATCATTTAAAAATTACAGTTGATCAAGTTAGCCATCCAGAGCATTATACTAGCGACCCATCTGGTGTTGAGTGTCTAGAAATAACTAGACATAGAAATTTTAATATAGGTAATGCTATTAAGTATCTTTGGAGAGCAGGATTAAAAAACGAAGAGAAACATGTTGAAGATTTAAAGAAAGCAATTTTTTATATTCAAGATGAAATTTATAGAATTGAAGGAATAAATCATGTCAACTGAAGTTGAATTAATTGAGCATTTAGATCAAATAAATAAAGTAGTAGAAGAATATTTAAAAGGTAGCGACCCAACCAAAATTTCAAAAGATTTAAGTATGCCTAGAGTTAGAGTTGTTGCACTTATAAACGAGTGGAAAGTTATGGCTTCTGCTAACGATGCTATTCGAGGTAGGGCTAAAGAAGCATTAGCAGCAGCAGATCAACACTATGGTAAATTAATTTCTAAAGCCTACGAGGTTATTGATGAGGCTGGATTAAATAATAATCTTGGAGCAAAGACTAATGCAATTAAATTAGTATTAGATATTGAATCTAAAAGAATTGATATGCTACAAAAAGCAGGTCTGTTAGAAAATAAAGAACTAGCAGAAGAAATCTTAGAGGTTGAACAAAAACAAGAAGTATTGATTGGAATATTACGTGATATTGCTTCTGAGTACCCACAAGTAAGAGATGAAATTATGAAAAGGTTATCATCTATTGCTAAAGATAATGAGGTAATAACAATTGTCCACGATGTTCAATGAGTTTTTAGAAGTACTTGAAGACAATAATTTTTTAGAAGTTCCAGTAGATGCAAAAACATTTATTGAATCTCCAAACTATTTAGGCCAACCTCCATTGTCAAAAATACAATATGAAATTGTTGAAGCAATGAGCCAAATATACAAGCAAGAAGATTTAGAAAAAATAATGGGAACAGTGGAAGGTAAAAAATATTATGACAAATTTACTAAAAACGAAATTATTCTACAACTTGGGAAGGGTAGTGGCAAAGACTTTACTTCGACTGTGGCTTGTGCCTATATTGTTTATAAGTTACTATGTCTTAAAGACCCAGCAAGATACTTCGGAAAACCAAGCGGAGACGCAATAGATCTTATTAACGTTGCTATAAATGCTCAGCAGGCAAAAAACGTTTTTTTTAAAGGATTTAAAAATAAGATTGAGAAATCTCCTTGGTTTGCAGGAAAGTACAATGCCAAAGCAGACTCTATTGAATTTGATCAATCAATAACTGTTTACTCTGGACACTCAGAAAGAGAGTCTCATGAAGGTTTAAACTTATTACTTGCTGTACTTGATGAAATTTCTGGATTTGCTTCTGAAGTTGGAACTGGCAATGAGCAAGGAAAGACTGCAGAAAACATTTATAAAGCCTTTCGTGGTTCTGTAGACTCCCGTTTTCCAGATCTTGGCAAGGTTGTATTGCTTTCTTTTCCAAGATATCCAGGAGACTTTATATCAGAAAAATATGACAGTGTAATTGCTGAAAAAGAAGTTATTGAAAAAACTCACAAGTTTATTTTAAATCCAGAACTAGGAGATACTCCAGATAATTCTTTTGAAATTTCTTGGGATGAAGATTATATTATTTCATATAAGTTTCCTGGAATCTTAGCATTAAAAAGACCAACATGGGAAGTAAACCCAACAAGAAGTATTGAAGATTTTAAACATGCATTCTATACAGACTTAGGTGATGCAATGATGCGCTTTGCATGTATCCCAACATTTTCATCAGATGCATTCTTTAAACAAAAAGATAAGTTAGTTAAGTGTATGACTCTAAGAAACCCATTAGATTCTAATAGAAGGTTTGATGAATCTTTTAAACCAGATCCAGACAAAACATATTATATACACGCAGACCTTGCACAAAAGCATGATAAGTGTGCTGTTGCTATTGCACACGTTGATAAATGGGTTAACATTCAAGTTATTAAAGATTATGAACAGGTTGCACCAGTTGTTGTTGTGGATGCCGTTGCATGGTGGGAGCCAAAAATCGAGGGACCAGTAAATTTATCTGAAGTAAAACAATGGATTATTAACCTAAGAAGGCAAGGATTTAACATCGGTATTGTATCTTTTGATAGATGGCAATCCTTTGATATTCAAAATGAACTTAAGGCTGTTGGAATAAGCACAGATACGGTTTCTGTTGCTAAAAAACATTATGAAGATTTAGCAATGATGGTTTATGAAGAAAGAATTGCAATGCCACAGATTGATTTATTGCTTCAGGAACTTTCTGAGTTAAAGATTATGAAAGGTAACAGAGTAGATCACCCACGTAAATCATCTAAAGATTTAGCAGATGCTGTTTGTGGTGCAGTCTATGGAGCAATTGCACATACACAAAAAGATTTAAACTTAGAAATTGATGTACATACTTGGGGCAGTGCTGCAAAAGAAAGAAATAGGCAGGAGTTTCAGGAGAGAGAAGATAGGCGTAATATGCAAATGCCAAAAGATGTTGAAGAGTTTTTGGGAAAGTTTAATTTATTATAGTCAGTTTGACGCAGTTCTTATATATCTGCTATAATAAGGTATAGTCATAAAGGCTAAAATCATGTTAACTTATAGGAGAAAAATGAACTTATTTAAAAAGATTGCTGTTACAGCAGTTAGTGCGCTTGCCCTGTCTGGAGTGTCTGTAATTACATCAGCCCCAGCCAATGCAGCAATTACTGGAATTCTATCAGTAGATACCGTTCCAAACCGTTCATCATCATTATCTAGTGGCGTTGCATCAGCAACTGCAGCAGATAACAAAGTCTCTGTTTCAATGATTGCTCTTTCAGATACATCTGGAGCAAGCGAAACAGTAACTGTTCGTGGTCGTATTATTTCAAATCCAACACCAGTAACAGTCGATGCAACAAGTCAAATTACAGTTGGAGACACTCTTGTGGCTCTTGCAACTTTATCAAATAACACTGCAGCAACTGTTGTTCTAGGCGGAAGTGATGAGACAGTTACGGTTGATTCTGTAAGCGTTTTATCAAACGCATTTAGAACTCCAGGAACATATAAAATTTTACTATGGATTGACAACGTAGGAAATACAATTGGCGGAAACTCAACCATTGATGGTGGAGAGGCTTACTTTACTGCAGATATTAAAGTCGGAGGAACTCCAGTTTCATTAGAAACAAGTTCTTCTTCTTTAGTAACAGCAGGAGATGTTTCAGTTGATCTTGGAATTACACTTAAAGATACCAATGGTATTCCAACACTACTTCGTAATTCTCTAGAAAGAATTACAGTTTCTTCAACGATTGCAGTTGGATCAACAGAAACTTTAACGGTAACAAAAGGTAAGTTAACTGCTCCAGGAAGTGTTTTAACAACCGCTTCCCGATCTGGAACACCAACAACAAACACATTTTTAGAATCAACAGACTCACTTACAGCATCAACAGGATCATATGATCTTCATGCTAAGCACACTGGTTCAACAAGTTCTACTCTTACATTTAACTTAGGTGGAATTTTAACTCCATCTGTTGCCAAAGTCGTAACATTTACAACAAATCCAGTAGCAACTGCAACAAAGGTTGCTCTTTCAAGTGCTATCGGAGTTTCAACATCTACAGTTAAGTATGTTGCTCCAGTTGCAATTGAAACACCAACATCAACAACATATTTTGCTAGTACCTCTTCTGCATCAACACTTGGTTGGTCAATTACTGGAACAGCAGGATCTATTGTTAATGCTAAGATTACATCTTCTAGCGTTGCTGGAATTACAAATGGAACATATCCAGTAGTTATTGGAACTAACGGAATTGGAACATATGTTACTTCTGCTACTACTGCTAGTGGATCATTTACAATTACAGTTGCCTTAGCAACAGGAAACTCTGTTGTTACAGTAACTTATACTGCCCCTTCAGTTTCTCAAGGCGCATTAGGAACAACTGGAATTTCTACATCACTATTAAGTGCATCAATTACAAACTCTGTAGTTAAGAGTGGGGATACCACAAGCCTTAAGATTAATGTAAAAAATAACTTTGACACTCCTCAGCAATACTATTTTGTTACTGGAACATTGTCTCCTTCAAGCAGAAACTTTGGAACAACAATTTCAACTTTAGTTACTGATATTAATGGAGATGCAACAATTACATTTAAAGATTCAAGCACTTCAACAACAAACTTTGTTGATGCATTAACCATTCAGGTTACTGCTCCAGGAACTTCAACTGGTTTGTTAACATCTGCAAATGTTCTTACAGTTACCTATTCTGCAACAGGATCATATGAATCACTAACACTAACTGGTGGAAGCACAGAGACTGTTAAGGTATTAAAAGATGTTCAAGCAACAACAGCAGGAACTGCATCTGCAGTAACCATTGCAACATCATTAAAGAATGCTTCAGGAACTTCTGTTTCTGGAGTAGCACTTATTGTTACTGCATCTGATGGAGTTGTTCTTAGAACTTCTGCACCTACAGTTCGTCCATTAACAGGAGATTTAAAGACTGTTACTATTGGAAGCGGACAAGAATTTACAGCAATTGGAACTAAACCTGGACTTGCAACAGTAACTGTTGTTGGTGGAGGATTAACACAAACTGCAACCTTTACAGTTAACGACGCAGTTGCAACAACAGCAAGAAACATTACACTAGCAACTACTAGTGGAAAAGTTACTGCAACCGTTAAAGATGGTTGGGGAAATCCAGTTAAAGGAATTAGTGTTAACTTTGCGGTTGACTCTAAGGGAATCTTTGGCAATGGAGTAACTTCAACTTCAGCATTAACCGATGCTAATGGAAATGCTTCTGCAGTATTACAATCCTTTGATGGAAAAATTGCAGATGCTGGAGTTACTGCATCTCTTGTAACTATTGCACAGTCAGCAGATGTAGTAGATACTCCAGTAACTGGTTTTGCTAAAGGAGAGAGTACTGTAAATGCAATCGTATCTCTTCCAGCAATCAATGTTGTGGATTCAGTAGCCTCTGTTAAGACAGACGTAGCAACTGCAAACGCAGCCGTTAAGGCTCTTGCAACACAGGTAACTGTGCTACAGGCCTCAGTTGCAACCTTGATCGATTCATTGACTACACAGATTGCATCTTTGATGAAGTCTGTTAGCGCATTGAGCAAGGCAGTAGCAAAACTACAAAAGAAGTAAATAATCCAACACTTTGGGCAGGGTAACATAAGTTCCCTGCCTTTTGTGTTATAATAATATAGTATCCGCCTAACGGGGAT